AAGGTTAAGGGGTGATTAGTATCCAATTAATATGTGAGGATATCATAAAAAAAGACCCCCTGCAAGAGGAGGTCTTGATTCATTCTGCATAAGAAAAAAAGAAATCATCCATCATAAGATCTGCTTTTTCTTTACCAAAGATACTTGTCATATATCCTAAGATAGGATCAAGTTTCTTCATGTAAGTATCAAAGTCTCCATAGAATGATGTGTCCTCACCAGTAGGTAGTGCTTCATCAACTATCTTACGATAAGTTTCAAGGTACTCTCTGAACTCAGGTAGATATGTATCAACCTCATCAAAGGTACAGTACCTAACAAAAATGTTCTCTGAAAAATGGTTGCCCATTTCAAAGAACCTGTAGTCTCTGTCTGCTTTAGGTAAATTAGGTAAAGAAAACAAAAACTTCTCAACTGGATGCTGGAAGTCAAATACAATGATAACTTTTTTCTGATGAAAACCCATGAGATCCATCCCAAAACAGGGAAGATAACTCCCTGTCTTTGGATAGATTACATTGTTATAGATATCACATTTTTTATTGTAGATATCTACACGTCTTGACTTTATAAAATGTGGAGCAGTAAAGATGTCTGCTGTTAAATGCGTGTCACCTTTACCATCCCACTCACACCACCGAGAATCAAATTGAAACTCAGGGAAAACATCATCAAGAGTTTTCTTGTAGTTAACCCATAGGTCAACTGTATTAGTCATCAGATGCTAGAGATGCAAAGTATGACAATGCATCATCATCTTCAACGACTGCTTCCTTCTTGACAGGAGCACTCATTTGCTGACGAAATGATGACTGCGGAGCAGCAGCGACTGGTTCATACTCCTCACTATCTACAGATGGTACTGTAGCACGTGGAGCAGACCCTAGAACGAGTTGTAACCTCTTCTCTAGGTCTTCGTATGATTTGTATTGGTCTGCTGCTGTGAACGCTTCTAGCGAGTGTTCTGACTTCCATGTTGCTTCAAGTTCAGTATCATCTGAAGACAAAGCACTAACACTATCAAACTCACTGCTGTCATAGTTCCAGAAACCTGCGACTTTCTTAATCTTTAACTTGAAGTTAGCACCTTCCCATAGATCAAACACATTTACTGGTGTCTCATCTTGGAATTCTGGTTGCATTGCTGCAAGGATCTTATCATGAATCTTCTTGCCATACTTGTACAAGAAAACTTTACCCTCATTCTCAGGGTGCTTTGGATCTTTTACGACTTGGATGTTGCTGTAGTATGATAGCTTACGCTTCTGCTTACGTGCAATTTCCTTGCCTTCTTCTGTTCCATCATTCCAATGCTGTCTGTTGATCTCACCTACTGGATCTTTCTCTCCTAATGTAGTGCGAGAGTTCTCAATGTACCAACCACCTGGTCCTTGGAATGCATGTGAATAAACCTTTGCCCAAGGTACAGTCTCACCATCTGGTGCTGGTAGGAATCTGATTACTGCGTAACCATTACCTGATGCATCTACTTCTGGTTTCCAGAAGCGTTCATCAACGTTCTTTGAACTGACTGTCTTCTCTAGTTCTTTCTGTAAGAACTGTAAATTATTACTTGATTTCTTCTTTAAGTCTGCGAATGACATATTACTTTAGATTTAATTGGATTTGTTTTGTGTAAACCATCTGCCCCACTCTTACGAGTTGCATCTTAGGTTTGGGGTGGGAGATAGGAATAATGTATACCTACAAGTACAGGGCATTTCTACATAAGTAAATTTTTACTGTACTGCATGAGTCCTGTCTGGTTGGACAGTTCTGTTGTTCCCAACAGCGAGCACCACCTCTGACTCATCACCTTAACTAGACCATTGCCAGCAAGTTTGATTCAGTCACTCCCGTATCGGTTAATTACGCCGATATATTATTTATAGCACAACCTAGGGGTGTTTGTCAAGTTGTTCTTGAAATCCTTCTATTTTTGTCAGGAGATCATCAAAAATATCATCAACACTAAGTTTTGGATCTCCACCTAACATAATCATAATATTTTTCATGTTATCACAAACAGATTTTGCTTCTGGATCATCACTCAACTTACAACGAGCATGGAATATCTTTTGCTTGTCTATAAGTAATGAAAGTGCCTCAAAATATTCCATCTTTGCTTCTTTAGATAAGAGCATAAGATTTTGAGCAGATCTAAAACAAAATTCCTGTAAGGTAGCCATCTCTTGGATGTCACCTCTTACTAGTTCTGACTGAAAGAATTCTCCCATTATTATACCAGCATTAATTTGGCACGACTTGTTTTCTTCATGTAATTAAGTTTCTGTGCTTCATATTTAAGCTTTTCTTTGAGTGGTTTTGATATCAGTTTTGGTACGGATTCCACTTCAATTTCATTAAGATCACAAAGGTGAAGTACTGCGTCTATGTAATTCATATCAACATTAGTCACAGCAATCTTCTCTACCTCTTGTGAGAATTTTGCACTAGTCATAAATCTATCTTCAAGTAAGTTTTTCTTTTCCATATTTGTTTCGGTACTCGTCTATGTACTGTATGAGTTGAAGAAGATACTCCTTCTTAGGTGGTTTGATTACTACTTGAGTTTCACCATTCTCACATGCAACAATAGTTACGAGTTGTTTGACAGTAATACTGTAGAGTTCTTGTAAACAACATGCGTATGCTGTTTCTTGAACAAAATAATCATAGAGATATGCTTCTCTTTTGGGAGCAGCAGATGTCTTAAAGTCTATGATAGATAGTACTCCATCAAAGTCTGCTATACAGTCTACACGACCAGCAACTTCAAGGTTATCTGAGTAAAGAGCAGCCTCTTGTAAGTATATATTACTGATGCGGTCAAGTGTTTTCTTAGTCTGCTCAAACATGACTACAGGAAGCGGAGACTCCTTGTATTCTTTTATGTCTAAGTCCTTGTTAAGATAGTCCTCAACTATAGAGTGGAAGTTTGTACCACGTTTAGTAGAACGTGATGTGATCGCTGCTGCTTTATCTTTTCCTACTCTTGCTCTCCACTTAGCAAGACCTGCTTGCTTCTTAGCATTGTTGCTAATGACAGTGGTGATAGAAGGATAGAACTTACCTTCAGGGGTAGAGTAGACTCTCTTACCCTCCACCATCTCAGCAACCATCTCTATGGGTGTTAGGGTCATAATCCTAAAGTCATCTTACTGATAAGGTAAGACTTAACGAGTCCAGAACGAACGATGTCATTGATACCAAATTCTACCATAGAAAATTCATCCATACCCTCAAGGATACGTTGGAAGTCTAAGATACCATTGCGTTCATTAGTTCTCTGTAGATCTGATTGGTTTACATCACCACAGAATACTATCTTACTGTCCTGACCCACACGAGTTATGATAGAGTCAAGCTCATGGAAGTTAAGGTTCTGACACTCATCAACAATGACAATAGCATCGTCAAGAGTAGTACCACGTAAGAATGATGTAGACCAAAAAGAAATGGTCTCTTGATGTTTAAGATTATCATATAGCATATCAAAACTAGCATCATCAGGCATTCCAAACATATGCCTTACCATATTTTTATATGGTATCTGATATAGTTCTGACTTATCTTCATGAGTACCAGGCAAGAACCCAATCTCACGTGTAGATACAAGAGACCTAACGATATATACTTTCTCGTAAGGTGATTCTTCATTCAACACATCTTTTAATGCTAAGTACAACGCAATGAATGTCTTGCCTGTACCTGCTGCACCATAAGAGAATAGATTTTTATCTTCACCCCATTGATCAAAAAACAATTTTTGATTTTCAGTTATAGGATTAATTTCTAGAAAGTAACTTTCATTAATAGGTTTCTTTCTTTTCATCATCTTTTTACTCATCCCATTAGAGGGAGAGTTCACTTTCTTTTTCACTGGCATAATTTATTCACCCCACTGGTATCCACGGCGGTCAAATCCTTGGTCAACTTTACCTACTCTACCAATAACATCTTTCCATCCTGGATGAGTCTTTGACATCTTATCACGCCAATCACCCACCTCTGCAACGTCAGCAGCACAACCTGCTTGCCAATCTTTGTCCCAGTCAGGATTATCTGTACGCCACTGATCGTATTCTTTCATAGTCATAGAGAGTTCTTGTTTCTCTTGAGTTTTTAAATTTATTACTGGATATGTTGGCATTGTTAATTTCCCTCAATTGTTTCTGTGTATGTTTCATCTCTACGACCATTTTCATCAGGAAACATATCAGTTACTGTTACGCTTGGTTTTTGACCATAACTTTTATGGTCTGGATGTCCATGAATTCCTCTAAGAAAATCTTTACGGTATTTAACTGACATTCTACCTTGCTTTGACCAGTCCTTATCCCAGTCAGGATTCTCTTTCTTCCACTCCTCATACTCAACAAGACTCTTCATAAACTCTTGCGTTTCTCCAGTCTTTAAATTTTTTACAGCATATAATGGCATTAGTTCCACTCCAAAGCTTCTGATGTGATAGGAAATTGTTCCTTGAATGTATCTCTGCACTCTTCAGCGATCAACATGTGTTCCTTCTGAGTACCATGTGCAGAACGTAAATCTATGTAGTGTACCCAAGAACGTACACTACCAGTCATGTATAGTCTAGTTGGTGTTGCTAGTGGGAGAACAAATCTCGCACACTCCTTCGCAATGCCGTTAGCCAAGAGTTCATTGTAGAGATCCATTGATTCAACAAAGTACTCAGCAATCTTCTGCTGAAGATCGGCCTTCTTATTTTTGGGGATATCATCGTTTGAATTTTGTCTATTTTTTAAATCTTGACTGCGAAGATCAAACATAGGAATCTCTTCTGCTAACAGGTTAGTATCAGCATATCGTTGACTAAACTCCTGAAATGTAAATGATCTATGCCTTAGTATCTGTGCAGCAAGACCACGAGTAGTCTCAATCTCCACCGTCATGTGTGCTTGCTCAAAAACTGACCAGTGTTGATGCTTTATGCAATACTTTAGCAATCCAGCCACGTTTGGGTTGTCCTGATTGTTTGGGTTGCTGACTCTCGCCACGTACCCCATCGTCTCCTCCGCTTTGGGAGTCACTGTTATCAACTTCACCTGTGTCATTATTTTTTAAACTCTTACGAATTAGTTTAGCGTAACTTACATCCTCTCTAGTATACCACGTTGGATGTTTTTTTGCAACCTTTATTATTTTCTTCGCAGTCTTCCTTGTCTCCTTTCTCTGTCTCTCTTCCACTAACATATATCTTCGGTGTAACTAAGTATTTATACGACTTCTGGATAAAAAAAATGCTGGAAAAATTTTTCCAGCATTATGAAAACCATTAGTGGTTTTTGAAATTCAACTGCAAGGAGATGCCTTGCTGTTGACTTTGATTCCACGATACATTAGATCGTGTCTCTGACGCTTTGCTGCTTCTTCAAGCACCTTTGCGTTGTACTCTTTGGAGTCATAAGATACTCCTCTGTAAGTGACTTGTGCCATTGGTTTTCTCCAGGTTGGGGTTTTTAATCCGTTCCTTTAGTCCACATTTGCGTCCCAATCACAACCCTTCTCACTGTTCTCTTTAATAACTTCCACAATCTCAGCTTTATGCTCAGTTGTTGGTCTGATACTATTGATTATGTCTATTGCATCTACACAAGCCAATGGATTGTTTAGTGCTATTAGACTGAGAAGAAATCCATGCATGGGATGAACGCTCCGTTCCGTGTCGGCTTACTTGCGACCTCTTACGAGGTTGAACGATGTGTTAAGTCTAACACATTTCAATTATTTAGTCAAGTAGAATTGTATTACGTGTTACAGTTCTACAAATTAAACTTCTCTAGGTGGTTGTGCTGAAGTTCTTTTCTTTTTCTTTCTCTGTGGTGGTTTTTGATTCCAAAGATTAGGTCTTAACCTACCCTCTGTTTGTTTAAATCCCACAAAATCTTTCTTGTACTTATCATAGTAATGGTCAAATAAAAGTACTTGACTATCAGCCATAGAGATATCATAGGTCTGTTTTCCCTCTACCTTATACTCTATAAGATAAGCAGTATAAGGTAACTCCCTATCTTCTGCTACTTTAGGATCACATTTCTCATGGATTATCTTCATGAACGATTGCCCCATACAATTGAAGGGTAAGCTTCAGATACACATGCTTTAGTGATCTTCCAACGCTTACCTATTTTTTTATCCTTCGCAAGAATTAGTGCTTCTGCCTCACCAGCATTAAGACCTTCAAGCATCTGAACAAACATATTCTCTCGCTTTACTTGAGATACATTTGATCCACCCTTAAAGAAGTGATGAAGCAATCTTGCTTCCTTCTCTAAGATAGTGTGTTCTGTTCCTTCTGGTGCATCATTAGGTGTGTACGGTACATTACCTGGTGGTAACATACTCACAACAGAATCATCAAAGTTGATGATAAGAAGCATCCTTAATGCATTAGAGTTCATCTCTTGCAATAATTTAATCTTCTCTTTTTTTGTCTTTGCGTTAGATACTTTTTGTAGTACCTCATGCATCAAGAATCTCATCTTCGTCATCCTCATTAATAAATTTTACTGAAAATAGTTCTTCATTCAACCAGTTTCCTTGATCATCATACATCTCAGGGTGAATATTTTGTTGATACTCATCTCTAGACCACATATAATCGTGAATGAAATCTTTGGCAGTCCATCCTGCTATAACACCTACACATAAGAAAATAAATGATGTTGTCGCTGAGAAAAATAAGATAGTTGTGTCTGCCATTGTTCAACTCCGTTGTGGTTTACTATTGTTCTCCCACTTTAACTCAAAGTTGAAATGAACTCTTCGTTTAAGGAAGGAGAAAGATTTTGTGATGTTGAAACCCTTCGTGGGTTTCTCATTGGTATCTTTCCTCCTTAACATGAGTTCTATACCTTTATTTATAGCAAGAGGTTTATCATTTTCCACTAGAAACCAATCCTTTTTTTAAAAATAGTCTTGCTGTTTCAACAAGACCACCAACAATCTCACCATCAATTATAACATATGGATACCCTGTAGCAAAAGGATATTTTGTTAAGAAATCTTGTTGTGATATATCTTTACTGCCTACAAGGTAGGAAGTATATTCTACATTTGCTCTAGTGCATAACTCTTTTATCTGTTCACAATAGTAGCACCCTTCTGTGGTGTATATAATTATCTCCATAAAAAATGGGTGGTATTACCCACCCATTCTATCAGATTGTCAACAGTATGTCAACCTACTGATGGAGCAACAAGTGCAACTTCAGATGTCTCAGCAGATGCTAAGTCAAGTGGGAAGTTATGTGCATTTCTTTCATGCATTACTTCCATACCAAGGTTTGCTCTGTTAAGAACATCACCCCAAGTAGGAACAACCTTACCAGATGCGTCTACGACTGACTGGTTGAAGTTAAATCCATTAAGGTTGAATGCCATTGTGCAAATACCCATTGAAGTTAACCAGATGCATACTACAGGGAATGTAGCAAGGAAGAAGTGAAGACTTCTTGAGTTGTTGAATGAAGCATACTGGAAGATAAGTCTACCAAAGTAACCGTGT